TACTATGATAAGATTAACCCGTTAGGTCAGGTGGCCTAACTTAAATAAAAAAGTCTCCGACAAACCCGGTACGGTTCACTTTGGCTTTTTCTAGCTCTGCATCACGATGCTTTGCACATCTAAGCCAAGCATCCCAACGGCTATTCATGTTGCTTATTTCTTTCTGAGCAATTTCAGAAGGATTGTTTGATCTAGTCATAAACAGTTCATGCTCATGACTAAAAATAATGTCTCTTCTTCCTTTGTAATATTGGAAGGTATTCAGAAAAGCCTCTCTTTCCTTATTCAAATCTGTCATGCTGCTGTCCTCACCAAACTAAAAATGCGATTACTTCTGTTCCTTCATCTTTAGAAGCAACATGTTTATATTCCTGATAGTAGGATGATGTTGAGATCATCCCCGTATCCTCATTAATCCACTCTCGGTTTCTCTGAGCACAGTCACTATCAAGCTCAACCTCATTCAAGTTATTAATAAATTGCTCTTTTGTTTCATCTTGGCATTCTTCAGTTGAGCCATAGTTTTCGACGAAATAGTTGTAGACATCTTCTTTTGATTTGGCTGCATAAACAGCTTCATCAGGATTTGTAAAAATCTTATATCCGTTTATTTCTAAGTCGTTCATGCTGCCACCTTCAATGTTTTAATTGCGTCATCTATAGCTTGGTTGAATTTGCGAACATCTTGCTCCAATGCTTCGATAGCCAAGTCATTAGCAAAGACGCGAATAATAATGATTTGTAATCCTTCTGGTAGACGTGGGTCATAACTCACAAAGTCACACCATTCACGACGAGTACAAGCCAACTGACTAGTGATTTGAGGTATATGCTCATCTGGAACTTGCTTAGTCAGAAGGGTATTCAAATGCGTTGTAGTGTCTGGACACTTAACTTCTATTTGCCCTTTGTCACCTACAAGTCCATCTGGTGAAGCCCCGAACATTTCAATGTAAGGGTGGTCAATTAAACCTGTACCAACTACAAAGTTACCCGTCTCATTTTCATAGGCCGCAATTGCATGAGGCTCGTTATCAATACCCCATTGCATAGCTTGGTTTGTGAAGATTTCCTTCTGAACGCCAGTGAGGCGCTCAGCTAGAATAGTTAAACCCAATGCATTTAAAGCTTTGCCTTTATTAGGCTTTGCATTTAAATCCTTTACACGGCTTGCTGTGACTTTGCCACAGCGTTCCGAATGCCAATCTTCACTACGCTGGAGAATGTTCATACACTTGCCCTTGTGGTTGATCAGCATTTTGTGCTGCTTCTTTTAATGAAGCGCTATGCTTAGTCCAGAAGTATTTTTTGCAGTCGCCTTGAGGTAATTCAGCGTAGCCAGTTTGCAAGGCTTCTGTACCTTCCATCGCTAAGGCGCGCATATTATCTAAATGCTGCTGTTCATAAGCTTCATAACTTTGTGGCACATCTGAACTAACAGTCTGAACGGTAGGGATATGACAATCATCAATACGACGAGCTTCGTCTTCGTCATAAATACCTGAGAAGCCGAAGGCAACACGGGCACATTGAATTAAAGCCTTATGACGTAGCATCCGTTTTGGGTATTTTTTCCAAGGTTCTGAATTACCCTGACACTCGGATAAATACTCAGTCACAACAGTAGGGTGGTTGCGGTCTTTACGGAAAATCTTGCATGTGCATGACTCATCATCTTGTTCAAACTGGATACCATCACATACAGGATTGTCATTAATAATGCGTGCCCATCCATCAATACCAACAACTGGTGTGATGCCGCCACCTTTGGCAGGGAATGCATAAATTTCTTTTGTAAAAGGATTTAGCTTGTACTGGTTTGCAACAATTAATAGAGAAAGAAATTCATCATTTGTTGCTTTCTTAAATACTGTATTAACAAGAGTATTTGCTAACTCAGCAGGATCAACATCTTGCATATTAAAAGCTGATGCAATCTTGCTAACTTGCGACAAAACAATATTACTCATCTTTTAATCCTCAAAACTTAATAGATACATGTGGAACTAAGCCTTTATTGATGGCTTGCAAAATCTCTTTTCCTTTTGCTTCATCAATACCCAAAGCCAATAAGCCTTTAAGTGCTTCATTACAGATTTTTTTACGATGTGCTTGGTTTGCTTGGCGAGCTTCTTCTGCTTTGCGTTCAGCCTCTAGCTTTGCTGCTTGCTCAGCCTCAATACGTTTACGTTCTGCTTCTGCTGCATGTTGTGCACGTAATTCAGCAGCTTCTTTTTCAGCAACTAAACGAGCTTCACGTTCAGCAGCTTCACGTTTTTCACGTTCTGCTTTAGCAATAGCTTCTTGCTTTTCTCGCTCTACACGATCAGCTTCTTCTTTGGCTTTACGTTCAGCTTCAAGGCGGGCTTTTTCAGCAGCTTCATGTGCAATGCGTTCTTCATGTTCTCGCTGTAAACGCTCTTGTTCAGCTTTGCGTAGGCGTTCAAGTTCAGCCTGCTCGGCTTCATATTTTTCACGAGCAACAAGAGCTGTACGAAGTGCTTCAATAGTTTCAAATTTTGCAAGTTTTGCTTCCTGCTCATATTCATCAAGAGATGAGTCAACAACTAAACTCTCTAGGGAGTCGATAGCTTTTTTGATTTCCAGTGATGGAAGATCAAAACAAAGACCATACATAACTTTGATATTTGAAATAAACTGGCTATGCTTCGCTACACGATCTTTCTCTGTTTGTTCCCAAGCATCACGTGGCGCCAAGATTTCATCACGCAATTGGTCGAACTTTTTAACGATTGCAATGCGGTCATCATCAATCAATTTGATTTGAGCTTTTTGTTCAGCTACTAATTCTTTTCCGCATTTTTCAATCAATGTTTTAGATTTGCTAATTTTCAAAGCAAGCGATCCAATAGCATCACGACCTTTCTTAGTGCTTACATCTGGCACATGAGAACGAACTTCTTGAGCAATACGTTCATACAATTCATCTGTACCACCACGTTTAGCGAAAGCCGCTACAATTACGTTTTGTTCTAATACTTGTAATTCATTAACTTGTGTATTTACTGGCGCATTCATAATCTTCTCCTAATTCTTTGGTGGTTCTGGTAGTGGCATCCAGTGAGAAATGATGTGTTTCGCATCTTCAACGCCATCGCAAACAAATATTTCTTTTTGTGGTATCCACCAGCCAACTTCGATCAAAAGAGCGTAAGGGCGTGGATACCAAAACCCTTTTTGCTGATCTTTAAGTAGGCATAAAATACTTGTTTCTTCTTGGAATGCTGGAAGCCTTTCTTCAACACTAATCCACTCCATCACACCACTCCCGCTTCTTCATCTGCCAATTCTTCGGCGTAGTATTTAAGCTGCTCGTTTAAGTCAGCCACTTGTGTTGATGTGAGTTGAAATAGAAGGCCGATTGGAGTCTCTACATATTCAGTACCAACAACTTCAACATGTGTGCGGTCATCTACTACTAGTTGATCGTAAAATTGATCCTTACTGTCCTCTGGATTCATAAGAGAACCAACCACACGAACTTGTTTAGTAACATCGGCAACCATCTTGCATTTCAAAGTTGCACAGCCGCTTTCCAGTTCAAATGAAACTGTATTGTCTTTAACTTCAAACTCACCAGACACTTGAAGCATCGGGAAAGAAGGGCACAGCAACTCTGGCTTGTTAACTAACATATTCATTAGACAATCCCCCAGTGAACCGCCAAGATGAGGTTGAAGAACCCAATGAAACTAGCTAGTGCTATGTAGTTATCCATGAGAGGGCTCCTTTAAATCTTCACTAAAGTCGCCTTGAACTGGTTGACCAAGGATTACCGCCTTAGAAAGTGTTTCCATGAATTTTTCAGTTACTTTGCCTGCCCAAAAACATGAATTTCTATCTCTTAACTTCTTGATACCCACATTGAAGAGCTTAGTGCCTAAGTGTTCAGCAACTAGTTTGTTTGCTGTTGAGCCATCCCAAAGATCACCTTTGAATGTATGAACGCGAGCAGCTTGTATCTTAGGAAACATGCATGAAGGCTCTTTAATACGTAAACTTATCTTTGAACCACCAAAACCCTCTTTTGTTCCTGGTGCATGTTGATAGATATGAAGAATCTCGCCACATCTAGACCAAATGGCACATCCAAGACGCTCATATACTTCAAATTTATAGTCATCAACTACAACACCAAGACTTCCATTAGGAACAGCAGATCCAAGCATCATGCCCGTACATCCAAGGTTATTAATTTCAATCGAATAGATCTTCATCACTTCACCCCCTCAACCTGAACGCGGACATACATGTTCTGCTTTGCTTTGAGTTCGTTGGCGTATTGCTCGTCGGCACAGCCTTTTAAGAATGCAAATGCAATGAAGGTGATAATCCAGAAAGCTACGAATGCTTTCGAGCCATCCTTAAAGGCTTGGCTAAACTTGTACTTTTCAATTCTTTGATTCATACTTATCTCACTCTTTGAGTAAAAGTCCCTGTCCGTCGAAAGCTAGGGGCTTTTTTGTTGGTTGGTGAGAAGATAGTAAGGTAACTTACCAAAATGGTCAAGAGATTTGGTAATTAAAATTACTTTTTATTTTTGTTAACTTACTTTTATGCTTTAATAGACAAAAGAAAACCCACCGTGGTGGTGGGTTGTATGGAGTTTGTTAAAATGAATGAAAATCAAAGAAAAGAATTGAAGTGCCTGTTATGGTTTACTGTTTTCTTTAATTTGCTCACCCTTATTTGTATGATCATTTTTTCCATTAAACACTTCTGAATAAAAATCAGAAATAGGCTTTAAGGATGTTAAAGTTGTTAATATCAGTGTAACTATCAACAAGATAAATGCTGGAACAGTTGTCCAGTGGTGTTTTGATGATTCCTTAATTTGCCTCATTAGCAGCTCATTGCTAATCAATTGAATAGTTGGCTCTCTTATAAAACCCTCATGGCTTTCGCCACTCAAAAGCTTTACTAATTCCTCATCAGTTAGCGCTTTTATTTGATCATAGGAAAGGTCAAGCATATTTAGATCGGGCATTTCTAAAACTTTTGTTTTCATTGCATCTGCCTGATCCATAGATTGAATATTTTTATCAAAAACTTGATTGTAAGAATTATTTCCACCACTAGACATACTTTTTACAGCTTCTAGTGTCAATCTACCAATTTGTTTAGGTTTAACTTTGTCACTCATCTTCACCCCTTCCTAAAACATTGTAATAACTGTGTCGGGTTCACAGTTTATTAATCTTTTGTGTTATTAATTTTCTGCCCCAACTTTCCTTCTTTTGCCAACTGAACGACTTGTTCATTCGTAAGTACAGGAATAAAGACCTTATCGCCGATATCTTTTGAAAGGATTCTCACTTCCTCAGCAGTTAGAACTAACGCCTCTCCATTTTTCGCAGCATCATTAATACGGGCAATAATTTGATTGATTGGTAATTTTGCGTTATCCAATTCCATTCTCCTTTTTTTAACCTGCACGCCACACCTGGCGGCCCATAACCTTAAAATTCAGTCCATTCTGTTCAGTAATTATTCTATCCCGATACTTTTCGTTGAAGCTATGCAGAACTAAAGAGCCATCAGCTTCTTTAAATATCTGCTTAATCATGCCTTCGCCAGCAAAGTAAACTGCGTAAATACCACCATCTACTATTTCAGTTTGTGATAGATCAATACCAACTAGATCTTGGTCATGGATATAATCCGCCATGCTGTCGCCTTTAGCTTTGATAAGTCTTAAGCACTTAGGGTCCACCATCTTTCTTTGAAAGAAGGAAGGGGGGAACGGATACTTTTCATTAATCACATCAAAGTGGAATTCAATAGATTCCCCAGTACCACACGAAAAATTAGCTTCCACAACGTCAATCCATATATAACCGTTTACCTCATCAAATTCGACAACATCAGGTTCAATAATACTGTCAGCATCGAATGAAGCTTCTTCTTTAGTTGTTAGTCCATGCTTAATAATAAAGTCTTGAATATTAAAATTAGTAAGATTTTTAGGCTCTTTACCCTTCAAAAGGTACTCAGTTGAGCTACCAAGAACTTTAGCTAATGCCATTAAGCTTTCATGCTTCGGCACGTTTTCGTCTTTTTCCCAGTAGATAACAGAAGTTTTAGATACACCAACAAGATCAGCCAATGCTTGTTGAGTAAGTTTTTTCTGTTTACGCAGATTTTTCAAGCGAATACCAAGGGTTTCCATTTTAATTCCACCAGCAGAACGTAAGTTATCTTACCAATTGACTTGGTAAGTTTTATGTAGTTTAATAAGGTAAGTTAAATTACTTTATGGGTAAGTTAGATGACTAAGTCAGAAGCTTTAGCCCTGCTTAACTGCACTGTTACACAGTTAGCAGCGAAGTTAGGGATTTCTCACAATGCAATCAGCCAGTGGGATGAAACAAAAATCCCTTTAGCTCGCGAATACCAAATCAGAGACTTAGCAAGTGGCAAAGAGCCAATTAAACGAACTACTGCAACCGCTTAGGAACTAAACCATGAGCAAAGTATCAACCGAATTGAGTGCAAGGGCTAGAAATGAAGTTTCTAGAGTTTTGCAAGCCCTTGCATCAAGCAATCAAAGTCAGGTTGCTGAACAGTTGGGGATTGATCCAAGCACATTATCACGAATGAAAAATGATAGAAAATCCAATGGCTTGACTGAGCTTGAGAACTGTTTAGTGCTATTGGATGTTCTTGGATTCAAAACTGTACTCAAGAAATATCGAATGATTAGTGAAGAAAAGCTGAATGCGCTTTTTGTGATGTCAAAAGCGTGGATGGAAAGCAAGCAAACCATTGACGATCTTTTTCAAGATGACATTGAAGATTTCGGAATGTGTTTTGAGCTTGGTTACAAAGAAAAAGCCTGATTTCGTGGATCAGGCTTAGTGTTCAATCGGAGAAGAGCCAATGAACTATCAAATATTAGCAGACATTGAACTAAATCGGAAGATTAGTTTATTTCAAAAAGCGGTTGAGGCTTATGTGCTTAATCGAACTCTCGAAAACTCTATGGCATTGGCTAAAGCGAAAGCTGATTTAGCTGCATTTGTATTGAGAGGTGTTTGATGGGTGCACCTATTCCAATTATTAAGTTGATTGAAGCTATGAACGAACAGCCAATAGCATTCAACAAGCACTATGTATTTTTAGGATGTGGGATCAATGGAGCTTTGATGCTCTCTCAATTGGTCTACTGGACTTCTCGCACTAAAGACAGTGAAGGTTGGATCTTCAAAACACATCATGAGTGGACTCAAGAAACTGGTCTTACTCGTCGTGAGCAAGATACGGCTAGAGCAACACTTAAATCACTTAAATTCATCTCTGAAAAAAAGATGGGTGTGCCTCGTCGTGTTTACTACCGTGTAGAGCGTGAAAACCTATATCAAGCTTTGATCGAATACTCTGAAAGCATTGATATTAATAGTATGCACAATTCCGCCATACTGAATGCACAAAACAGCCATACTGAATGCACAAATGCGCCAGACTGTATGCACGAAAGCGCCACACTGAATGCACAAATCCGCCCATCTAATACAGAGAATACATACAGAGAATACACAGAGAATACTACAGATATTATTTGCGCTGATTCAGCACCAAAAACACAAAAATTCAAAGCGAAAGATTTCTTGTTGAAAAACGGAGTATCTGAGCAAACAGCAACAGAATATCTTGATCTTCGCAACAAGAAGAAAAAACCAGTAACTCAACGTGCTTTACAACTTGTTTTCAAACAAGCTCAGGAAGCAAAGCTAAGCAATGAGCGTGTATTCCAAATTATCGTTGTTCGTGGTTGGGAATCTTTCAAAGCTGCTTGGAACTGGCAAGAGACAAATGCAGAGCTTGAGCAATTAGAAAATCCAGTTGTTGAGCAACAAGAAACAGCTCCACGCAATGCCCCAGTTTTACTTCGCAAAGAATACAAGGGGGCTAAATAATGGATTACTTACATTCAGTCCCTACAGAGCAAGGTGTATTAGTTTCTTTGTTATCTCTTGCTGATGGTGTAGATCAATATGTTCAACGCCTAAACCGTGATTACTTCTCAGGAAAGCATCAGATTATTTTTGATGCGATTAAAGCAATCCACGATCGTGGTGAACAAATTGATTTCATTCTTGTATGGGACGAAATCAAGAAAAACCCATTGAATCTTCACCACATTGATGAGCAGTACATGCTTACGCTGAATGCAGAAGCGCCTACGCTTATTTCAACACTGGAACAACACATCGAGAAGCTTCACCGTTTAATGGTTCGTCGTAAGTTCGTAGACATCTCTGTGCTTATGCAAGGTATGGCAAAGGACTTCACCACAAATCTTGATGACATGCTCAACAAAACACAAAACATGATTGCTGAAATCGGTGACAACTCTGAGAAGAAATCACTTACCTATGTGAATGAGTTTGTAGCACGTCTCTACGTTGAACTTAATGAAGCCGATATAGCTCGTAAGAACGGCACATTTGTTGAAACGGGCTTAAGAACAGGATTCATTGCACTAGACAACAAAATCGGTGCTCTACGTCGCGGAAACTTCGTAATCATTGGTGCCCGTCCATCAATGGGCAAAACAACATTCGCTCAAAACATTATGAGTGATATGGCAATCAACCAAGACCTTGTTGTTCAGTTCCATTCACTTGAGATGACTGAGGAAGAAATCAGGGACCGTATTGTTTCAGGTGTCGGACAAATCAAGCTTCGCAATATCAAGTCTAAGTTTCTTGAGGATGATGACTGGGGGCGTTTAGTTCAGGCTAACAAGATGCTTGAAAATGCCAAATTCGGAATTGATGACACGGCTAATGCATCACTCTCTGATGTTCGTCGTCAAGCAAGATTACTTAAAGCTAAGTATGGCCGTGTAGACGCAATTTTCGTTGATTACCTACAAATCATGAAAAGCCCAGTTGTTACTGATAACCAAGTTAGAGCAATTGGTGAAATCTCAAAAGGGTTGAAAGCAATCGCAAAAGAATTTGATTGCGTTGTATTCGCTCTATCTCAACTTAGCCGCAACTTAGAGAACAGACCTAACAAACGTCCAGTTAATGCCGATCTTCGTGAATCTGGGCAATTGGAGCAGGATGCGGACGTGATTCTATTCATTTACCGCGATGAAGTTTACGACAAGAACTCAAAAGATGCAGGAACTGCTGAAATCATCATCGGAAAGTGCCGTGATGGAGAGGTGGGAACTGTACGTTTAGGAACTGATTTAGCAAGAGCAACATTTGCAGATCTTGATCCTGCTTACCTCGCTAGCTTGCAAGAGTATGGAGGTGCAGCGTGAAACATAATCTTATGTTAGGCGATTGCCTCGAGCGCATGAAGGAAATTGAAACGGGTGCCGTAGATATGATCCTTTGTGATTTGCCATACGGTACCACTTGCTGCAGTTGGGATGCTGTTATTCCGTTTGAGCCACTTTGGGAGCAATACGAACGAGTAATTAAAGAAAATGGAGCAATTGTTTTATTTGGTGCAGAGCCGTTCAGCTCTCTGCTTCGATGTTCAAATCTCAAAATGTTCAAGTATGACTGGATCTGGGAAAAATCCAAGGCTACTGGATTCTTGAATAGCAAAAAGCAACCACTTAGAGCGCACGAAATCATTAGTGTTTTTTATAGAAAACAGCCGACATACAATCCGCAGATGAAAGCTGGTGATTCATATAACAAGGGTGTCAGAAAAGAGCAAACTAAGGATGATGTTTATGGTTCGTTCAAGCAGATTGAAGTTAAGAGCGATGGGCTAAGATTTCCGCGAACCGTTCAATATTTCAAAACAGCAGAGCGGGAAGGTGGACTACACAAAACACAAAAGCCAGTTGCTCTTTGTGAGTACTTGATTCGCACATACACAAACGAAGGCGAAACAGTTCTAGACAACACAATGGGAAGCGGTACCACTGGTGTTGCTTGTGTAAATACAGGTCGTTCATTCATTGGGATTGAGCAAGAGCAGAAGTACTTCGAAATAGCACAAGAACGTATTGCTCAAGCAGGTACCGAGAAAGACATGCAGCCTGACCTATTTGGAGAAGCGGTATGAAGCAACACAGCACAGTAGAACAATTCGAAAAAATGGCTTTGGTTTTAAAGAACTCAATTGAAAAACGTGGCAAGACTTCTATCTCGGATATTCAAGAATGGATCGGCTGTAATTATTCAAAATCAAAACGCTTCGCATTCCAATTAAGAGAAGCCGGTTATTTGCAATCTGATAATGCACGACCAATGGGACTCAAACCAACCGACAAGGCAAAACAACTATTTTGGGTGGCGATATGATCGAATTTGCAGATTACAACTCAATGATGAAGCTGCGTAGAGCGTACAACCTCGGTACTCGTAATGAAGAAACAAGAGCAGCAGCGAACCTATACGAGAAATTAAGAAAGCTGAAAATGCTAGACCAGCTTAAGCAGGAAGCCATTACTAAACGTTACAAGGAGGCGGTATGAGCAAGAAAAAGGAGCCAGCCATGAGTGAGTTTAAAGTCGGGGATTGGGTTAAACGCACAGACAAAATAACCGAGTCTATCTACCAAATAAGCAGTATTGATAAGGATCTTATCAAGTGTAATTTCATAAAGAATGGGGAAAACTGGCGTCTTCATACAACCAAAGGAGAGATTGAGCACGCCACCCCTGAAGAAATAGCAGCAGGCCACCGCATTGATAAACCCTCGAATCCGAGGGAATTAGAAACCCTAGACAAACCAGAAAACCACATTTCGCCTAATTGCAAAGTGGGGATGTTTGAGATGGATAAGTGTAGAGAAGAGTTTGAGAAGTGGCTAGATGACAACAACATGTTCATGAATATTGAACGACGATTTGATCAAGAATCTAACACTTATGATTATTGTGCCATTCGGTGGATTTGGGAGTCATGGCAGCACCAACAAGCGAAAGTGGAGGAGCTGCAACGCAGAAATCAGATGCTTAACGACAACATAAAAGAGCAAGGTCAAAAGCTCGTTTATCAAAACGAAGTGATTGAAACACAAGCTGAAAAACTGCTTGGTTTAAGAGATGAGAAAGCAGAGCTGCAAAAGAGGGTAGACAAAGCAATTAGATTTCTTGTGGAAGCAGAATTATATCAATCAGAGCCAAACATTGATTTAGCGGTAAAAGCGCTCAAGGGGGAAGGATGAAAGACTTTGCGATAGCAATTATCTACGGTGCAGCGCTATTCGTATCAATTAAGTATGCATGGCGTTGGTACAACGGTGAGCTTTCAACACCTGCAATTATGGAGTGGTTTGGCAGAGGATTCTTTTTTGCTTGGGGAGTAATAGCAGCGACTTTAACTATGGTTTTGGTTATCCGCTTAATTACGGAGTATGTCAAATGACCACATTCAAAGAGGCTCAAAGGGTCCAGTCACTGAAGGCAGCTCGTTCAAAGAGATTCAATAGAGTGCCAACAGAAGATCAAGAACAGATGACGCTCATGAGTTGGGCGCATCGTGTGAAGTATGGTTCAGGTCGTTTGAGTGATTACCTGTTTCATATTCCTAATGGTGGCTCAAGAAACATAATTGAAGCTGCAAAGTTCAAGAAGTTAGGCGTGAAGGCTGGTGTTCCAGACCTTCAGTTTATCGTTCCAAATGGTGAAGTACACGGGCTTTGGATTGAGTTGAAGTCAAAGAAAGGGAAATTACAACCAAGTCAAAGGCTCATGATTCAACGCTTA